CATCCTCAAGAGGCAAACATTCTTATTCTTACTAAGGATAAGGCTCTAGAATCCAACTACAAGATTAATAAAGGTGTTGTTGAAGTAGCATTCCCTGATATTCAGTGGGGAGGTAGGTCTTAATGGGAAAAGGTGTTAGAGAAATTGAAAAGGATTGTGACCCTACATTAGCACAAGATAAGACTCTCCCAACCAGTGCGTTCCTGGTTGAGTATCTTCAAGATGGTATGACCAAATTTGATATTGTCATTGCACAAAAAGTATCAGAAATATTTGATCAATATTGGGACAACTATCGTAGTGACCTGAAGAATATTACTCAAGCAGATGGGAGAGCAAACCCCAAACTTTGGAACCCCTCTAAAAAATGAAAGACGAAGAACTGAGAGAACAAATTAACTCACTTATCCGAGGTGAGATTCAAGATGTCATCAATGATTATGTTGAGGATAAAGAATCTCAAGTCTTCAGTATGGAGCAGTCAGGACTTGGATTTGTTGAGAAGGAAGACGAGAATGAACTTACAGTCAACGTCTCTAATCAAGAAGTTGAGAGACTCATCAAAGAGTATAAGAAAATTAAGAAAGGTCAGAAGTCTAACTTTGGTCAGATAATGAAAATGGATAAAAAAAGTTCTTCTTGACTAAATAGATACAATGGTCTATAATAGACCTATCGTTCATCCAGGAAACTGGACGCAAGTAAGTCGCGGAACGGAGCCGTTCATCCCATGATAGAATTTCTTCTATACACTTCACTCACTTGTTCTGATGCTGATTCAATCATGCTGAGGATGCAAGCCAATGAAAATCTTAGTAATCAAATTAAGATTGAGTTAGTAGAGACTGTAAAGGATTCAACTCCTCACTGTTATTGGGACGCAAACGACTAAAGGAACGGATCTAAACATCCAACTACTTTAGGAGTCAATCATGAATACACTACTCATGATCAAAAAGCAGATCACCAAAGCATCTGCTCTTCACGACGCACAAATTACTCATACCACATATCGTGGTGTTGAGTATGTTACACGTTGTGTAGAATCCAAAGAAACCCATGGAACATTCTGTTACAGGGGTCGTACTTACACCAAGTGAGTTAAACTTACTACACAGAGAGAGTTAAGAACTCTCTCTTTTTTTGTCTTTAGATTACATTTTTGGAAAAGTCAGGATTTCCTAACTAAATAATGATAGAATTAAGAGGTATGGATGTCCAACCATATTATGATGTAAACTAATGGAGAAAATCATGCATAACATTATCTCGTACAATCAACTTGCAGGATGGAAACAAGATGTTAACGGTCTTGTGAGTAGTTTAGAAAAATCATCTGAGGAGTCTGATATTCTGAACGATTACTATGACTGTCTAATTGAATGTGATGACTCACAACAAATATGTAAACGAATCTGTAGGAGGATTCTAGCTTAACTTCCAGGACGGGATTGACTCCCGTCCTTTTTTTGTGTATAATTATAATGTATACTCTAGATTCATATGACTACTGTTACTGATTGGCGATACAGTGATGACCGACTAGAGACCAGACAGAAAGTATATACATTCTTACTGACTAGATTTGGTTCTCAGGTGGATGAGAATGGTGAACCAGTGTATAGTATGAAAAGTATTACTGAATGTTCTCATGACTGGGTGTCTCAAGGTAATACAGGTACATCTGGAATTGTAAAATATTTTGAGGCCTACTATACGAATGGATAAGGAAAGATTGAGAGCAACGATTTGTAAAATGGAATTTCTTTTAGGAACACTAAAAGAAGAATTGTTTTCTGATGAATTGGAAAGTGTCGTCACAGAAGAACCTACATATACAAATGTTCCTGTTGATGATTACGATGAAGTGTTCTATGATGTTGACTAATGGTTTACTCTAGTCTATCAGAGTTTGAAAGAGCTCTTGCAAGATTTGGTGATAAAGTTTCTATGATAGTAGGACTTGAAATTAGTGGTAAGATGTCACCTGAGGCAACATACCAAGAAATCAAAAGTATGATGAAAGAGTTAAAAAAACTCAGAAAAATTGAAAAAGATGAATGGGATGAGGAAGAACTAACATGAGTGTAAAAGTAATTAGTGTAACACCTGATGCTGAAAAGCATATGGCATACTGTGCCAGGGTAAGTAATCCAAACAACCAGGAGAATGAAAAAATTTCTGGTCTACTTGGGTATTGTATTAAACATCAACACTGGAGTATTTTTGAACAAGCATACTTGACTCTAGAGATTGAAACTAATCGTGGTATTGCAGCCCAGATTCTAAGACATCGTTCTTTCACCTTCCAGGAGTTTTCACAGAGATATGCTGACAGTTCTATGTTAGCAGACGTAATCCCTCTTCCTGATCTTCGTAGGCAGGACACAAAGAACCGTCAGAACTCTATTGATGATATCGATCCTCATATTCGTCAAGAATATGAAATGAAAATGCAGAAACATTTTGAAGAGGGTATGACACTCTACAAAAGTATGTTAGAATATGGTATCGCAAAAGAGTGTGCTCGTTTTGTATTACCTCTCGCAACTCCTACCAGAATTTATATGACAGGATCAGTGCGGTCGTGGGTGCATTATATCGATCTTCGTTCTGCTAATGGAACACAGAAAGAACATATGGACATTGCAGTTGCATGTAAGGAGGTATTTAAAGAACAGTTCCCTACCATTTCAGAAGCTCTGAATTGGTAATAAATATTTACTTATTGTTATTGAGGAGAATAAATTGGCCACATATCCGGTAAAACATAATGAGACTGGTGAAACCAAAGACGTGAAGATGAGTGTTCATGATTGGGATCAGTGGAAGATTGACAATCCTGATTGGGAGAGGTATTATACACCAGACAATTCTCCTAAACTTGGAGTAGAAATGGGTGACCCACTCAGCAAACTTTATACTAAACATCCAGGATGGAAAGATGTTATTTCTAAAGCGAAACAACAACCAGGATCAACCCTAAAACATTACGACTAATCAAGTATGCCTAGAAAGAGTAAGTCTGGTATTGGAAGTACTAACCCAGTTCCATTTGGTATGAGTAACAAACAAATGAAAAGAAAGAAACCAATTAATCTTGATTACATCAAGAAGATTGACCCTCTTACAGATAATCAGGAAATATTTTTTGATCTGTATAAGAAAAATCAAAACTTGGTTGCATATGGTTGTGCTGGCACTGGTAAGACCTTTATTACCCTCTACAATGCTCTTCTAGATGTTTTAGATCCAAGGACTCCCTATGAGAAAATCTACATCGTCAGGTCTCTTGTAGCCACCAGAGAGATTGGTTTCCTTCCCGGTGACCATGAGGATAAGTCTTCCTTGTATCAGATACCATACAAGAACATGGTGAAATACATGTTTGAGATGCCTGATGATAATGCATTTGATATGTTGTATACCAACCTCAAATCACAGGGAACTATTTCATTCTGGTCTACTAGTTTCATCCGTGGAACAACACTGGACAATGCAATCATTATAGTGGACGAGTTTCAGAATCTAAACTTCCATGAACTAGACTCTATGATTACCCGTGTTGGTGAAGATTCTAAGTTGATGTTCTGTGGAGATGCAACTCAGACTGACTTGGTGAAGACTGCCGAGAAGAATGGTATCATTGACTTCATGAGAATCTTGAATAATATGCCATCCTTTGATACAATTGAGTTCCAAGCAGAAGACATTTGTAGAAGTGGTCTTGTCAAGGAATACATTGTTGCAAAACTTGAACTGGGTATGTAATGTTTAATCATGTTGAAATAGAAGTCCCACGGTTGTCCCGAAAGACAATCGATGGGGTGAGGTATTATGATACACCCTCGGGTAAGAAGTTAGTTTCAATCACCTCTGTCATCAGTCACTATAACCGTGAGATATTTGTTAATTGGAGAAAGAGAGTTGGTAATGAGGAAGCAAACAAAGTAACTAAACAATCCACCAGTCGTGGAACTGATACACATACTTTGATTGAACATTATCTCAAGAATGAGGATCTTCCTACAGTTCAACCTCTTTCTGATATGTTATTCAAGATTGCCAAGGGTGATTTAAACAACATAGATAACATACATGGACTAGAAACTCCTCTATACAGTGAGTATCTGGGTATTGCAGGAACCGTAGATTGTATAGCCGAGTATAATAACGAATTGGCTATCATCGACTTCAAGACATCTAAGAAACCTAAGAAAAGAGAATGGATTGAGGGATACTTTGTGCAGTGTGCAGCCTATGCTTGTATGTTGTATGAACTGACTGGTTTGACAGTCAAAAAATTCGTTATTATTATGACCTGTGAAAATGGAGAGTGTGAAGTCTATGAAGAGTATGATAAGGCCAAGTATATCAAACTACTCACAAAATATATTAGAGAGTTTGTTGAATTCCAATTGCATGACACTAATGTCTGAAGAAAATGACATCAACAAACTCCTAGAGAGTAAGTTTTACTGTCCAAGAAAATTTTCAGAGGAGATTGAAAAGATTCACTCCGATGATAGTAGTATGAGTTATATTGATTCCATTGTTTATTTTTGTGAAAAAAATAATATTGATGTTGAGTCTGTTCCCAAACTTATCTCAAAACCTTTGAAGGAAAAGATTAAGTGTGAGGCTATTGAACTGAACTTCTTGAAGAGAACATCTCATGCCAAACTCCCTATATGATACCCAAATTGAAAGCATTTGACGTTTATAAGTCCTACTTGGGATTAAAGAACCATTTTACTAAAAAGAGTTACGATTATCACAAGTATGGTGGTAAGTCACGTGCATCTGTACAATCTTTTTATAAACGTCGGGACAGATTTTTCTTCGAGAAATTATCTAGACAGAAGGATGATAGTGAGGTTGTAGAATACTTCGTTGCAAACTTTGTCTCCTGTGATGATCCTCAGGCTCTCTGGATTGGTCAGATTATGAAGGAAGGAGAAGAGAATTACTCTGACTGGAAGAGAAAGAATCAATCAATGTCTTATGTCTTTAAGAATGAAGTGAGTGATTTATTTGATATGAAAAAGTTTGATGATGTATTTTTCATTGATGGAACTAGACATCCTCTTATTGTAAAAGAACACCTTGCAAATAAAGTTTCACTAGAAACACTCATCATTCTGGATAGAATTCTAGGATTCAAAAAGAACTTTGATAAGAAACTGAAAGACCCTGTTTGGGAATTTCTGTCAATGAGGATTGACAAATACAGTCCCTTCATACATACTGATATATTCTCATACAAACGTATTTTAAAGAAGGTAATAGGGGTTCAATGAGTAGTTTCTTTGATTCAGAATTAGTTCAAAAGGAGATGGAGAATATTACCAAACTTCAAGATGAAGTTTATAAAAAGGTCTTTGAATTTCCTTCAATGAACAAACAAGATAAACTTGAACATGTTGAAAAATTAAGTTCTCTTTTAGAGAAACAACAGATTCTTTATACTCGTTTGAAATTATCTGATGATCCAGAGGCCAAAAAAATGAGAGAAGAGATCATTAAGAATGCTAAGGAACTAGGTTTCTCACAGGATGTAGATATTACTTACATTTTCTCAAACATAACCAAGGTTCTTGGTGAAATGAAAAAAGCCATCCTTGACAACCCCTAACTAAAGGGTTATAATTACGGGGTGTCCTGGCTACCCCAACCAAATCCAGGAACAGACCAAATACATACACACATTTCTAATATGAGTTTTAGTAACTTAAAAAAGAGTTCCTCTCTGGGGAACCTGACACAGAAACTTATCCAACAAGTCGAAAAGGATAACAAGGGTTCAGGTGGAGGAGCAGACGAAAGGCTCTGGAAGCCTGTAATGGATAAGTCCGGTAATGGTTATGCCGTTATTCGTTTCCTGCCTGCTCCCAATGGAGAAGATCTTCCTTGGGTAAAAACATTCTCTCACGCCTTCCAGGGCCCTGGTGGGTGGTACATTGAAAATTCTCTGACTACTATTGGTCAACAGGATCCTATCGGTGAACTCAACCGTGAACTGTGGAACACTGGTAATGAGAGTGATAAAGATACTGTTCGTAAACAAAAGCGTAAACTGTCTTACTATGCAAACATCTATATCG